GGGCATGGATATTTTTAAATAAGGAGAATGACAAATGGAACAAATCCAAGTTGAATTAGTAAATTTAGTTGTTGCGATTTTAACTGCATTTGCAGGGGTGGCTACTAAATATCTAGTTAGTTTCTTAAAGAAAAAAGGATTAATTGCACAGATTGAAAACAACAAAGAACTAGTTAAAATTGTTGTTCATGCAGTTGAGCAGATGTACAAAGAGCTTAAAGGCGATGAGAAACTAAATCTTGCAAAAGTAGAAGTTATGAAACTTATGCAACAAAAGAAAATCAAGATGTCTGAAAAAGAACTTGATTTAATGATTGAAGCAATCGTTAAAGAAATGAACGATACGGCTAAATCAGAGCTACAAAATAAATAATCAGAAAAGGATGAATTTTATGTTCACAGTTGACCAATACGTCAATGTAAATCAAGGCGGTATTACATTCATGGGAAGAGTTTTAAAAATCTATAAAGAAGCAAATAAACTATTGTTACTTTTAAATGACAATGGACAAATCGTAATGGACATGAAATATTGCACTCCTATCAGAAATTATATTCCAGAAAGAGATTAAGAGGTGAATCTTAATGGCAAACTATATTAATATAATATTAGATACGACTGCACCAAGCAATCCATATGTAAATATAAATGGAGGTGCGACATATTCTAATAGCCAATTAGTTAGTGTTAGTTTAGGAACAACAGACATCGACACTACAGGATACCAAATGAAGATTTGGGGGAATGTAGATGGAGCGTATGACACTAACATCCAAGCTACAGAGGGTGCTTCACAATGGATTTCATTCACTGATTCCAAGCAAGTTAAACTTTCTAGTGGTGATGGAAACAAACAGGTTTCGGTGAAGATTCGAGATGAAGTATATAATGAGTCTAGCATTGCAACGGATAACATCAGTTTAAATACTGCAATTCCTACTGTAAATGTTGGAGCACCAGACGTATTCAAAGTGTCTAAGAAAGATGGTAAGAACATCTTTTCATTCACATTCTCATCTCCTGCACAGTTTGAAGAATACAAAGTTAAGGTTGTTACTTCAACAGGAGCAGTTGAAAGTTCTGGCGTAACCATCGCTACTGCAAATGGAAGTCAAAACGTTGCAGGAAGTGCAGGAGGGTATACAAATCCAATCACAGTTACTATTTCTGGTCAAGACCTAGAATTAGCATCTAGCGGTGATGGTAGCAAGATTATCAAAGTGTTCATTAAAAACCAAGCAGGAACATGGTCTGTATAATTTAGGGGTTGCAGAAGCAACCTCTCTTTTTAGATTAAAGGGGGATTAAAATGGATTACATCATTGTGGAATTAGATACAACAGCACCGACTATTGAAATCTATGCACCTGCATATACAACAAGAGAAACAAGTGTTGAGATTACGGTCAATGCAAATGAAACACTAGGAAGGTCAAATAATGAAATTTATATAATTGATGAAAGTGGAGCTAGGCACGACTATACTTTTGACATCTATGGTAATCAGATGGTAGGAGTTATAGATTTTAATGGTTTCCCTTTAGGACTAGCAAGACTATTTGTTCGTGTTAGAGATGAAGTTGATAACGTTTCTGAATTATATGAGAAGGTTATCACAATTAGAGATTCGTTAACTATATTGAAACTAGATATATCTGATTCCAAAAAGTCAAATATACAGAATAACGATATTGAACGGAAAGCAGAAATAATTGAAAAGAATAGACCTCTTACTATTACTAGTGGTAAGAGTCGAACTAAGGAGTGAATGAAATGAATATATACCAATATGGCGATACAATCAGATTCGAATGTGTGTTCTATAATTTTGAAGGTGAAAAAGTAGACCCACAATTAATTAAGGTAGTTATTTATGACCAAAAGTATAGAGTGCTGAAAACGGAAGTGCTAACTTCTGTGAATAAAAAAACTATTGGAGAATACTTTTATGATTATACTACACAACCAAAAGAGCAGAAACTTTACTATGAATGGTATGGAGAAATTGATGGAACACCATCACTTCGTAGAGGTTCATTCATGACTAAGTTTATTTAAGGGGTTTTACATATGGCAATAGTTACAGACAAATTAACCCATTACTGGCATTATCAAAGCAAATGTTCTGCCCTTGGATGGGAGAATATTTCACCATCATCACCATCTGGCGTGCCAATAGGAACGATGAATAATGTTACTTTCACTAATGGAGTTCCTACTTTTAATGGAACAAGTAGTACAGTTGATATTACAGGGTTTACATTAACGAATCAAAGCAGTGAGTTTACAATTGACTGTATCGTTCAAAGAAGTGTAGGAGAAGCAGGACAGCTTACGCATATTACAAAGTGGTACGGAACAACAGAACGTGTAACTATGTCTACTACTGGTGCGTTTCAAGCAGGTAGAGAAAGTGTGGGTATGTATTATGAACGTGGTGGAGGTGCAACATTAAATAGTCCAGAGATGACATTGGGCACAAACATCCTTCATATTGTATTTACATTTACAGCATCAACAAAGAAAATGTATGTGAATGGTCAATTAGTTGCAACAGATGTTAGAACGACACTTCCATTCACTAGAACGAATTATAATCTCTATATAGGATGTAATTACTATAATGGGAAGAACACATTCTTCAAAGGAAATATATATGCTGTAAGAGGATATACTAAAGCTTTGACAGATGCAGAGATTCTGCAAAATTATAACAATGGTTTAGATATTGGTATGGGAAGTTCTGCTCCTATCGCATCTGTAGTATCAGCGACAAAATCAAAAATAAGTAGAATATCTGGGCAGGACAAAACATATATTACTTTTAAGTTCGATAAAGATGTTCAAGCGTATAAAGTGATGGTTGGTGGCTCTGATTATCAAACTGGATTCCTAGCGGATTCTGGTGGTGCGAAGAGTGCGAATACAGAAATCGTAGCAGAGATTGATTATTCAGAACTTTCAATAGAGGGTTCAAATCGTGTCACTATATATGGTCAAGGCACAGATGGAACGTGGAGTGCAAAGTAAAAGATAATTGTTGACAAGTATCAATATCATATAATACAATCAAAACTGTAAGACATTTAAA